AGTTCTAATTGGTATAATTCCTGATTCTGAAAAAATAATTTTTAAAACACCGTTGATTGATGATAGTGGTAATTTTTTCAAACTAAAAGACTATGGAAATGGTGGATTTGGTGAGAAATTGTTCGTAAACCTGGTTGATACACCTTACTACGCTGATGGACCAAAGTCAGAACCAGTGGCCTTTAAGGACCTATTAATTACACACCTAGAAGAGTTGGGATTCAGTTTACAACTTTGGGAGGGACTCACGGGAAATCCCATCTCAGAGTTGTATAGTAAATTTATCTTTGTATATAAAAGATGATAGCGTTGATTCTATTATTGTTCCTCAATTTAGTCATTCTTTACAAAACCAGGGAACCTCAGGAACTTGTCGAAGTCAAGGAGAAGTATCGTATTCTCAGGGAACATATCCGCGATACAGGGAATGAGAAATATAAAATGCTTGTTCATCCTACACCTATAACCGGTATGAAAAAGATGAAAGATTCCGTTGGGTCTAATACAAACAAAGGGAGTGAAATAGTTGTATGCTTGGATGGTAAGACGAATGAAATTTTCCACGTTCTCATACATGAGTTAGCTCACTCAACTGTGGATGAATATTCACATTCACAGGAGTTCTGGAATAATTACATTGAACTTCGGGACATGTGTGTACATCTAGGTATTTACCAGCAAATACCACAGAAAACAGAATTCTGTGGTCAGCACATTCAGGATAAATAATCTCAGTCTAATTTAAATGAAGACACCAGTGAACATTCTACTTACCGCAATTGCATACTGGTTGGTACTGTATGCCACCACCCTTGTACCTCTAATTTCTAAGAACTACTATTTGAATCTCGTATGGATGACTGTTATGATACCAAACATCATTCGTTTTGCGATTGGTAACATTCCCCGTCTCGCTGTAGACAGGGTATTCTTCCTTTCGGCTACATTTATTGCGTTAATTGCTACTTTCATTATTAACCAAATTTCTAAAGAGACGAAGGATGCTATTAAAGACCACACAGTTGACACTAACGAGAAGCTTAAATTGAGCGCCTTGTTAGCGGGGACATTCACTATTGGTGTACTCGCAACGTATTATTCGGGTATTGATAACTCGATTTACAGTAATATGGGTTGGGAACGACCTGTTTAGGGCTTGATGACATAGTCCTTCATTATGTAAAAGACTACACCAGCCACAACACCTGTGGTGGCAAGGCCAACCATACTCCTACCCCCTTGTTCGTTAAGGAACTTGGGGATAGAAGTCGCCAACCTGTCCTGAATAGGCTTGCTGATAGCAAGGGCAGCACACGCCGCCACTAGGGCAGCAGCCATCTGCTCGTCAGTGAGGTTTAGGGGGTTCTTACTCTCGGGCTTCTCCGCCTGGCCATTAGCACCATGCATTCCCTGGGGTTGAGGAGCGGTCATCTGGGGCATCATACCCTGCATGCGGGGCTCTTCAGTCATCTGGGGTGGGTCCATCATAATATCATTAATTGGTGTAGAATCCATCGTCTCTTTACTTTGACTCACATTTTTTTCAGGTTGATTGTACGCTTGGCTGGGAACAAAAGCATTGGAAGGTTTGTTGCTGACTAACGGAACCATTCCTTCACCGTCATCTGCCAAATTCATGGTCGTCATTCGATCCGATGCCATTTAATATACCCATAGTTTTTTGAACTTTTATCGAGACGCACTTATTTCCTCTTGGTGATTGTGAGGGCAGTTTTTTTAGAAGCCTTCTTTGCATCTTCTTCTTTCTGATCCATGTGTTTGGGATTATACATCTTTTGATGAAGTCTCCAGAGGTCTGGACCACCTACCCTGAAGTTTTTCCTTAGGCTCGCCTTGTACCAAAATACACAATCCTGTATCTTGTTAGACTTTACTGTATTATCTAAAACCAGACATTCGTAATTTTCAGTACAAGCATCCATCACTTTATTGAACATGTCGAAATTTGGAAAAATACCAAAGAATGATTTATATAACTTTTCTCTATTCTGGAGAATGTTTTCCCTGAGAAGAAAGACGTAATCAACATTTGCTCGAAGTGCTGGAGGTAAATCCATACAGTATTGCATCGTCAACATGAAGAAAATCTTCCAGTGACGCCCATTCATAAAACATTGTCGAATACATGTATCTTTGAGAAACTTGTTGTCATACATACAATCATCTAAAAGCATGAAAGCACCACAATTCTTTTTTCCACTACCAACCAATTTACGTTGTCTCGCCATGACTCTTTCTATAGCCTCCCTGTCGTAATCACCGTACACGAACAAGTCTGGAATGAATTCTGAATAAAAGTGATTCCCCTCTTCTGTTCCTGAAAGAACAATACCCGCAGGGAGGTGTTTCTTATGATACATGATATCTTTCACCAGGGTCGACTTACCAGTATTACGCTTTCCAATAAAAACACATACCCGATCGTCTGTGATACTCTCAGGTTTGAATTTCTTCAACTGGAGATTCATTCTATTATAATTTGGGGTTTTATTAACACTTTTTTTACTCATCTACAATAGGAATGGCTGGTCGTCTGAGACTTGCTGCCACTGGAGTGCAGAATGAATGGCTTACAGGTGAACCACAGTTTTCATATTTTCTGACAAACTTTAAAAGGCATTCAAAGTTCTCATTCGATTTCATTGAAAGTCAGTTTAATGGAGACATAGACTTTGATAGTACCATAACATGTAGAATACCTGGGGACAAAGGTGATTTAGTTAAGAACCTCACGTTGAAGATAACCCTCCAAGACCCAACTCCAGAGGATAGTAGTTCAAATGATAATATATGGTGTCCTTCTGTTATAACTCATCTAATTGAGCATGCCGACCTTCTTATAGGGGGGCAACTGGTTGAAAGAATCACAGGAGAGTATATTTATATGCATCAACAATTGTACAATACAAGTGATGATATAGACCAAACCATATACTTTTTAACTGGGCATGGTAATATTTTGAGTTATGCTTCCGGGACGAATTATACCTATTTTTTAGAACTTCCATTCTACTTTTATAGAAATCCATCCCTAGCTATACCAACATGTGCCCTAACAAAACAAGTTGTGGAGGTTAGAATTAAGACTAGACCTTTAAAAGAACTCACTTTTCGTGGTTCTTTGCCGAGTGACATTGCTTCAATTCCGAAGTTCTCGATGGATACAGAGTTTATCTATGTATCCCCAGATGAAAGTAATTTCTTGAAGTCGAGACCTTTAGATTATCTCATTACACAGGTACAAATGTCTAAATTCAAGATGAAAGCGGGTGATACTACAAAATCAGTTATGCTCAACTTCAAACACCCAGTCAAAGAACTTTTCTTTGTATCGCAATCTGATGTCTCTTTTCAAAACAATTACCCAAATGAATACAATACGATAACAAATGCTGAACTCCGTTTCAATAATGAGGTGGTGTTCAACCAAAATACAAAATTTCTTACATACGAACAATCCCTAAAACACCATGTAAATTCACCATACTCTGGTGTTAATACACCTGGTGCTCCATTTTCTACTGGTGGAGTTTTAGACAAATTCGGTCCAGCTACGTTTGGTATGTACTCATTCTCACTCAAACCTGAGGTCTATTATCCAACAGGACAGGTTAACATGAGTCGTATAGCGCACAAACTGCTTAAGATAACAATTGATCCAAAATATGCAGCGAGTGATAATGATACACGTATATATGCCGTCAATTACAACATATTAAGAATCAATAGTGGATTAGCTGGTTTAAAATTTTAGATTGATATAGTAGTAATGGCTGGTGAACTTCAATTGGCATCCTCAGGGCCTCAAGAGAAGTTCTTTACATTCGACCCAGACTACAGTTATTTTTTGGAAAGTTTCAAAAAACATACAAACTTTTCAAATCAATATTTTGATCTAGACCCAGAGAATGAGGCTGACTTTGGTAGCACAGTCAAGTTTAGAATCCCCCAAAATCAAGGTGATTTATTGAAAACCTTGAGTTTAAAGGTCACTTTACCTGAAATTATCTTAGCATCGGGTTGTTATGTAGAATCAGCTGGACATGCCCTCATAGAACATGTAGACCTAATCATTGGTGGTAAGGTTATTCAGCGTTTGACAAGTGATTATCTTCAAATTTATTCCGAACATTTTGTTACCCAAACGAAACAAAATGCACTTGAAGAATTGATTGGTAAGTTTCCACTGAGAACGGCACATATACGTGTTTCAAACCCTCTGATTGCTGCCCGAAACGCTTTAGGAAATGAGGCAGATATCAGTTTTTTTGTAGACCTACCATTTTACTTTTACAATCATCCAGAACTTGCCATACCTCTATGTGCTATAAACCGTCAGGAAGTTGAGGTTGAATTCAAATTGCGGAATGCACAGGATATTGTTATTCTAACTACTGGAGATTATGCTGACATTTCAGGAGAGACAAAGAAAATTATAGATTTCCAGCTTTGTACGGAAGTTGTACATGTAGACTGTGAAGAAAGAATTAAAATACAAAAATCGAAACGTGATTACCTAATCACACAAATTCAACAAAATGTTTTTGATGTTGCATCTGGTGTAAACACTGGGAAGTTTAAACTAGATTTCATAAATCCAGTGAAAGAGTTATATTTCGTTGTTCAGAGACAGGGGAGTAATGTCAATGCTACTGGTGGATACGACACAGGTGTTGGTAAACCCACTGCAGCAAATTCAAACTTCGAGGGAAACTTTGTTACCCCATTTGATTATGATGGTTTACTCGAAGAAACTGGGAATAAGTATATACTTTGGGAGAACTTGGACCATCTTGCACTTACCCTCGATGGTCAGGAAATCATCACCAAGGATACAGGGACGATGCCTTTTCTCAAGGCTGTACAGGCTGCCATACATCACTCAAAAACTCAACTTATTAGACGTTTCTATTCCTATAGCTTTGCTTTACAACCAGAAGAATGGTATCCAACGGGTCAGGTTAATTTCAGTCTCGTAAAAGAGCAAATATTAGACCTAAGTCTTACACCATGTATAGATTTTCCAAGACAAGTTCGAGTATACGCTGTAAACTACAACATCCTTCGTGTAGGTGAGGGAACTGCGAAAACTATTTTTGATCTCAAATACTAAAGATGAATATGCAAACTGGCTTCGGTGATGGGGGTGATGGTATGATTAAGCAGTACATCCAAACCATGACCAATATTCTCCTCCCCGTCATGGAACAGAGTATGATACTTGCAGCTGAATATTCCAAAGCCTGTGGAAGAGATACACTTCTCCCAGAAGATATGGAATATGCGATGAAATACAGTGCTATGTACACAGTTGGTCAGACAGTTGGTTCTATGTTTCCTGAAATATATCAGGAAGAAGAGGAAGAATCTGATGAAGAATATGATGAAGAATCTGATGAAGAAATGGAAGTTGTTTCACCAGAGGACTGCCCCCCATTCGAGAGATACTCGGGAAACGACACGAAATTTCTCCAGATGAACGAAGCCTATGATCGATGGGAATCGTGGACTCCACAGAATCCGACAGAACACATGTTAAAAAATGCTATTAATAGTAATGAGCATCTCAGAACCTGAAGCATGGAGTTTTTCTGATAAGGCTAAGTTACATATTTCAAACTTAGATTCAAGCTCTAGTGATGATTCATCAGATGATGAACAACTTTTTTCAAAAACAAAAACACTCAAAGGTAAGCGGTTTAAAAAATTAGTAACAAAAGAAGAAGTTACAAAAGAGTAATTATTTTCCTGTCGTATAGTATAACAAACACCATGTCGGCCGCCGCTCTCCAAACCGTAAACCTTGTCACCCAGGAACTCCAGTCCCAGACTCTCAACTCCATTGTTGGTGGTTTCTCGTTCGCCGCGGCTATGTCGTGGATGGACTTCGTCCGCTGGACCATCACCCAGATCATCAAGGTCCCCAAGAACGGTGGTGCTCAGTACGCGCTCACCGCGGTCCTTACCTCCCTCCTCTCTGTGGTTGTCTTCTTAGTCATCTCCAGGATCACTGGTAAGACTGCTAAGCCCGCGCAGCCCGTGTACGCGGTAACCCGGTAATCGGTTTACCTTTCATAAAAAATAGAAGGAGTAGACCAACTAAAACAATTAATGCAATATATAAATACTCCTTTCTCCACTTATAAGTATTCTTCACAATCTCAGGGATACTTATTATTGGCTTTGGCTCTTCCTTTTCAACCTTCTTGGATTCTTCTATAGGAACTTTTGGTAAATTTTCTAATTTATCTGTGGTTCCCGATATTTCAAATTTCAGTATATGGTCTTGATTTCTAAAATCGTATGGAATCAAACGACCATGACTCATATAGAAAAACTCGATTTTCACATCCTTTATCATCTTCTGTGCTCCAGAGTGAAAGTGGTGCACCAATTTATCGTCAGCACCGTTAAAGTTTATAGAATCAGTCCCATCTAGAAGTATATGACCCGTGTAGAAAGGGGTAGATGTGTACACAGTTTGTGTAAATTCATCAGACCCCGTAGTTAGTTTTAATATCAAAGAATTTGGACCATCTAGATTAATTGCACCTGAACGAAGTACTTTACTTGTAGATGTAAAGTCTTTTGAGCTGAAACCCATCAGTTGGTGAGGGGTTGTAAGAGGTGAAGCATTACTCAAATATCCATCTGTACCGCTATAAAATTGAAGTGTAAAATCGTGAGAATCTTCTGTGTTTGAAAATACTAATGAATCTGTCTCCTCATCAAAGATAACCGTATCTATGTGCGTATTAGCTGGGGCAAGTTCTATATCGAGGTCTGTAGCTAATACATACCCATTTGAATAATTCGTCTCATTCAAAGTGATAGATACACCATCTACTTTGAATGTCTTATTCGTAGCACATGTCATCAATTGAGGCGTTGGAATACGAGCAGACACAAGTTTGATATTAGAAATGTCATAAATTGGGTTATCTAAATTGACAACATAACTATTGGCATATGCATATACACTTGTATCTCTTTCACTACTATCTATGTTAAGGGTGTGGACCTTCATTAAAATACATGGACAATATTTTAATGACTGTTTTTGTCTATTAGAAATCAATCTTCTACTGATAGAGGGAATGTGCAAGGGGGTTATTCTGGAGTTGTCTCTTAGCGATGCCTAGGTCCTTAGTGTTAGGATTAGCATTACCCTTGTAAGAGTTGAACTGGTGGAAAGGTTTTTGCTGGTAGTTTTGACTCCAGCCACCATTCGCGGGGGCAACACGACCATCAATACGGCTCGTGTCACTGCGAACTGCTGTAAGGGCACCACCCTGCTTGAGGGCACTCTCACGAACATTCATTCGACCAGCATTACCCATCCGGTTTGGTTTACCTCTACGGTCTTCTGGGCGGAATCCATATTTCATGAGTTCCTCGTTGGTCTTGGCAGTCACCTGAGCGGCGACACCTTGTGTGTACGCACCATGATGGCTGTTAATACCTGGGGCTGGTCTGTTTCCATATGCATATTGTTCGTCGTTACGATCACTCTTAAATCTAGTGGGGTCTTGGGCCAGGGTCTGCCCGGAAACTAAACGCTTAGCACCATTGAAACCTAACCCATCATTGCGAAAGCCAGTTTCTGAGCGGTTGGTGGTACGCTTAGTTTTCTCATGCTCGTTGCGAGGAACTAGACCAGACATACCTTGAGCACGTCCAGCCATAGTGGGTCTCCTCGATGGGAGGAAAGCGGTAGTTTCGGGTTTGTTGTGAGTAAGCTGAC